CTTATTTCTTCTGCTGTTTTTAAAGTTTCAATATAATGATCAAGATGATGCACAACTTCATCATCCCATTCGATATCAGGAAAAAACTTATGTAATCTACCAAGTGATGCAGATGTTGGTTGAAACAACAGATCCCTACCTATCCATCTTTTGTAAGATGGTAATGTGTTTAGTATCTCCATTTTGTTTGTATCAAGATTAGGCACTGTCAATAAACAGTACCTATCTCCAAATGGTGCTTTTGTTATTTTCATGATAGTGTCTCTGGTCTAGGTAGTGGTGGTTTCATAACTTGATAAAACTTTTTAAAGCATTCATTTTTACCATAATAAAACTCAGAAGCTTGTGTGCATTCTTTAATAGTTGGATATTCATCTGTATAAAACTGACCATAGAAACCATCTAATTCAAAACAAGCATAACCAAATTCTTTGCTATAAGTATCGTCTGTCCATTTTTGACAAGCTTCTGATGAGTTGAAAAAGGCAACCATCATTAACCCAAATACAGTAATCGTTTCCATTTGATTTCCTTTCTTAAAATGGAGCACAATATACATCAACGACTATGGGTATGCTTCTACCCATTGTCTTAATTCTTGCATGTGTTAGAACGGATCTAAGATTTGCCGATCTACAATCTTGAATAGCATTAATTACTTCTTGCCTATTCATTTGATGTATTTCTTTTTCGTGAATAAGTTCCACCTTATCTGTTGATTTACAAGCAGATAAGATGGTTAATGTTATAAGTAACACTCTCATTATGATACTTTCTTCTTTGTATATCCAAAGATCTTTGCTGTGATATAAGAAGTTACTTTTGTGTTAGCTGTTATAAACTGCCTTGAGAGTTTTTGCTTTACAGCTTTCATATCAAGTGTTTTTCTGTCAGCTTCAGAAACAGTAATGTAATGCTCTGTTCCATTGTAAGTTCCTACACCTTGCATTTTAATATTATCCATTAGACGATTTTCGATTTCAGTTAACCTAGCTTTTTCTGCTCTGATTTCTGCAATTGAATCAACAGTTGCTTGGTTCATGATCTCTTTTACATTTCCGATTTCTTTATTCATTTTCTTTCCTTTCTAAATATGACTGTGCTTTATTGCACTATTGTTCTAAATTCTTCCTCATAAGAGTATGGTAATCCTAACAAGTAACAGGCATATCCTGCATCAAATCGAACATTTGTAGTATCAATGTTGTCAGCTTGGAATATCCATCTGATTGCATCTTTTCTTGTTTTAGCACCAAGAGACAAAGTTTCCTTCACACGATTTTCAAAGTTTTGAGTCTTACGATCTTTTGCAAGTTTCTCCTCTTTCATTACCACCTCTAACTCATCACAAAGAGCATTCCATAATTCTTGCTTTTGACGAGGAGTTCTAGATGTCCAATCTGCCCAACTATCAGTTCTTGGTCTAAAACCATAAACCTCTTTGAAAAGATCTGAAAAAGTATTGTCATCGTATGTGTACATGTTTTTACCTTTCTGAATTTCTATAACATTATAATAACACAATTGTCTTAAATGTAAATAGATAAGTTATTCATTGAAAACAACAACTTACAAAAGTCTAGATTGTAAGTTATCTAGTTTTTTAGAATGATTCGCAGAAGTGATTCGTTTTTTACCAGTTAATAATTCTTCTTGTCTTGGTGTAAAAATCTGTTTCATAGATCTTCTTTTAACCATATCTTCAGCCATTTTAGGACCTATACCTTTAATCATGGTAAATCCACCGATTAGTTCACCATCTTTTACAGACCAGTTTACTTCTGATTTTTCTCTGTCATACATCTTATAAGAATAACCATCTTCTTTTAATTCTTTGAGAATGTTATTAGTCTGTTCATCATCTCTAGAATTACGCAATGTTGCAGATGCAAATTCCAATGGGAATCTAGATTTCAATAGGCAACAGTAATAACTAACTATTGCATAGGCAACTGCATGAGATTTATTAAAAGCATAAGCACCCATTGTATTAATGTGATCCCAAATGTTTCTAGCTTCTATTTCTGAAACACCAAAATCAGCTGCACCTATTTTAAAATCTTGAAAATATTTATCAATAAATTCCTTACCTAAAGATTTAGAAGTAGCCTTTCTAATTGAAGATACATCCTTCCAAGACATTTTGCCAATGTCTCTGACAATCATCATAACTTGCTCTTGATAAACAATTACACCATAAGTTTCTTTTGTTATTTCTTCTAAGATAGGATGAATATATTCAACTGGTAATTCACCAGTTCTTCTTTTGGCATATTGAGCAGTGCCACCAGAATTAAGTGGACCTGGTCTAGCTAAAGATGTAATAGCTGAAATATCATCAAACTTTCTAACTTTCATTTCATTTGTAAGTTTCTGCAATGCGTATCCTTCAAACTGGAATATTCCTGCATATTTCTGATCATTTAAAATATCAAAAGCATTTTGGTCATCCAGTGGACTATCAAACAAATCTGATCTACTCCATCCAATCTGATCTAAGATATCTTGAATAACAGATAATGTTCTCAAACCTAATGCATCTATTTTTAATAGGTTAAGTGCTTCAGCATCTTTCTTATCAATCTGAGCAGAATATTGACTGACTGAGCAATATTGACTAACTGGTTTATCAGTCACCAAAACACCTGCTGCATGAACTCCAGAATGCCTAGCATGGTTCTCCATATCAATAGCAGTTTTCAAAAGAGGATATTTATTGACCATTGACCTACCAACATAAGTATCTGTCAAAGTATCCAGAATACATAGATCTGCTCTAGGTTCACCAAGTGCTCTTTCGATAATATTTTCTTTCAAACTTTTAACATCAGGTAGTGGCATCTTAATATCTTTACAAACTTCTGAAATAGCTGACCTAGCTTTATATCTGCTAATCGTACCCAAGTGACATACCCTATCACTGCCATATATATTATTAAGATAATCAAATACCATTTCCCTTCTGTCATCTTGAAAATCAATATCAATATCTGGTAAATCATCTCTACTGACATCAATAAATCTTTCAAACAACAATCCAAACTTTATGGGATCTACAGTTGTAATATCAGTTAAATAACAAACTAAAGATCCTGCACTAGATCCTCTGGCAGGACCTACCAACATATGTTTCTTGGCATAGGCAACCATATCTGCAATTACAAAAAAGTAATCCTCAAAATTCTTTTCTTTGATTGTCTCTATTTCTCTGTCTAATCTTTCTTTATAAACACCTTCAAGCTTAATACCTTTTTTCTTAGCACCTATAATACAAAGATCTTTCAGAGAATATTCTGATATAAAAGATACCATCTTAGCAGTAGGTAAAGTTGCATTACATTCATTGGCAATATAGTGAGTGTTTTCTTTAGCTTCTCTAGGTATCCAACTTGGAAACTCATAATCATTTGTAATTGGTTTAGCATTTGATAGTTTATTACTACCTACAAGAATTTCATAAGTTTCTTTATCTTTGGCTGTTGGATAATAATTATTGGATGTTGCGACTGGTTTAAATCCTTTCTTCTTACAAAACTCCAAAGCTTTTGGTGAACTCATTTCGATATACAAATGATCTTTCTTTGTAATTGGTAATAATCCCCAGTCTGGATTAACACCTGACAGCATTATGACATTTTCAGATACATCAAATAAATGTTCATAATCTAATTTGTTTTTATAACTAAATGTGACTAGCTCATAAATCTCAGATAATCCTTGATTGTTTTTAGCTAGAAATCCCATCATATTTCCACCAATATCACCGATAGGAAGTTCTACACCAAGTATCGGTTTGACTTTATACTTCTCGCAAATTTTGACAAATGGTACATGACCCCATGTACCATTGTCAGTTATCGCTATGGCATCCATCCCAAATTGAGCTACAATTTTTTCGATAGAGCCATAAGCTAGGCGAAAGGAATACTCTGTTCTAATCCTTAGTTGAATCATCGATACCCTCTTGAATAAATGCGTATACTCCTAAATCATGAATGGAATCTTTATGTTTATCATTCCACTGGTTACAGTACCTCATAAGTTTATAAATAATATGTGTTAAGTTTCCAAATCGATTCATTTCTTCTAAATCGCTTAAAACACCTTTAGGTAATCCTTTTGGAAATAAAGCTTTTAATACATCACCATATTGGTTGTATGTGCTACCATAGTTAGATCTCTCAAGAAAAGTTTCTTGAGCTTTTGATAAATTATAAATTATATCTTCTCTTTTTACGTTTTGCATTTTACTTCCTTTCTTATTAAGGTCTGTCACCTTCTTGAGCTTCGACCCATCCAGATCCACGAATTTTTTTCCAAGTTTCATATCCCTCAACATTCTGAGGATATCCATCTCTTTTGAGCCATTGTCTAATGTGTAACAAAAGATATCCTTTTGACCTCAAAATATCCAATGGCATCTCATTATTTGTAATACGTTCAAAATATTCTTCAACTGTAAAATTATCAATTAAGAATCTTCTAAAACTTGGAGCAGATGTTTTTGCTCCATATTTCAATCTGGCTACAAACTTTGGACCAAAAAATATATAATTACAGTTATCACCTTTCTTAATTTGTAAATTATCTTTTGTGAATTTCATCTTTTTACCTTTCTAAAATGGTGGGGGATTTCTCCCCCAGTTGAATTAAGTTGTGTACTTTTCACCAGTAATTATATTTATCATTTCTACACCAGATCCCATTGCTGCTCTAGCTTCTGCTCTTTGCTCATTAATTTCTTCCTGAGTTCTGTTTGCTTGGATCTTTATGTATTCAGCAAAAAAGTCTGCTTTATCTTTTTCGTATGCTATTATAGTTTTTTTAACAGTAACTTCAGTTATTAAACCTGCTTCAAATAATTCTTTTACTTGCTTTTTATTTAGTGGTCTAAAATTTTCTTCATTTTTATCTACCCAACCAATAGGCTCAAAATCCATCAATTCATTTCTATCTTTAGCAACTCCATTACCAAAAATTCCTTTGTAGTAGATTTTACCTTTGTTCCAGTTTTCTATAATATATGACATTTGTTTCCTTTCTGATTGCCTTATATATATAATATAGTGATTCGCTTGTATTTTGTCAAGCCCTAAATGCAAATAAATTTTTTATCTAATGTTTTCAGTTGGTTCTCAAGTTTTAACACAAAACCCCATAAAGTTATAAGACTGCCATACTTTTGATACATTACCTATTTTATTTAATTCTTTTGTTAACTGTGTTTCAGTTTTACAAAACATCGAAACAGCCAACTGAGTATCTTTATTTAATATATCTTTATCAGTAAATGATTTTCTTTTTTCTTGTATATGCATCTTGTGAACTAATGTCTGAATTACAGGATCATCTAAATATACTTTCTCAGCTACAAGAAATACTGCACCATTGTTAATTCTTTCTTTAATTTTTGCCAGAACTCTCTCTCTTTTTAATTTACCTAAAAACTGCAAAGTAAACATAGAAACAATAACAGATATGTTCTTTATATCTGGTAAAGCTTTTTCAATATCAGCTTGAATAAATTCAAAATTATTAAAAGAATTTTGCAAAACACTTTCATCAATTCCTGTGTATTTACAGTTTTTTGTTTTTGGTAAACTAGATAAAAACCTTCCTGTAGAACAACCAATATCAACAACAGAACTTTCTGGTTGAGCAAATGCACAAGTAATACCAGAAAATACGTTACTTAAATTTTTATAATTTGGAATAGATAAATTTATATGTTTATCGAAATCCTGTATTGATTTAAAATCAAACATATTTTTTGTCCAATTCTTTAATTCTAGTTCCTAAAAATTCCATTACGTTTATAGACATCCCCCTACCACAAGCTTCATATCTTTTAGAACTTGGACATTCTTCTTTTGGTTTTCCATTATAGGGAACTTGGGTATAGTTATCTGGCAAACCTTGTAACCTTTCACATTCAAGTGGAGTTAATCGTCTAATTTTATTTTGTCTGATAATGCAAGGTTGCCTATTTCCCCCTGTCATAGCATTTAATGTAGGTGATATTTCTTCTTTTCTAACTCTAGCTACTCCATCTGGATTATTTGGTTCAAAAACAACAGTAGAATTTTCAAGTATAGAATGATTATCATGGGCAGTTAATGTGTACATACTTCCATCATTTTTAATACCACTACCATTACTTTTAGAATGACCCCCTGCAATTGCAATTAAATCTGTAGCTGATTTATAATCCCTAGCGGCTATTGTTCCTGCGATGTCATCTTCAACTCTTTGATCGCTTCTAGTAAGACGAAACGTAGCTTCTGTGGCAGTTTCTTTCCTTTTCTTTCTGCTCGGTGGAGTATCCCAAGACAGGACTTTTCTGTCAAATAATACTTCTGCTGGACCTCTCCAGTCTCTAATATGTCCGACAACGAACACACGCCTTCGCATTTGTGGTATTGCTCTGGGAAATCGTTGTGTTCGTATATATTGAGTGTCAAGAACCCTGTAGGCGAACCCATACCTGAGTTCTGCCAACCCCCCAAGGAAGGTTGCAAAATCCCTTCCTTTGTTAGATGACAACACTCCAGGTACGTTTTCCCAAACGACCCACTTGGGATTAAGTCTTTTAATAAGGAGTATAAACTCAAGTGCGAGGTTTCCTCTATCTGATCTAATTCCTTCCCTAAGTCCTGCGATTGAGAAGGTTGCACATGGAGTTCCTCCAACAAGGACATCTGGAGCTTTTCCTCCAAGATCTTCTTTTTTGACTTTCGTAAAATCGCCATAATTCTTTACCTCTGGATAATGATAATTTAATACTGCTGATCTAAAAGGCTCTATTTCGCAGAACCCCATAGGTTTAAATCCAAGTGGATGCCATGCAACTCCTGCACATTCTATTCCACTACATATTGAAAAATAATTCATTTTGTTCCTTTCTAAATATTAAAATATCTAAGACCTCTTGGTCTCACTAAAAATAAATTTTCCTTTGCTCTGGTAAGTGCAACATACCAGACTCTATTTTCTTCATCATTACCTAAACTATTCCAAGATAATCTACCCATGTCAGTTAACAACACAACATTATCAGCTTCACCACCTTTTGACTGGTGAATTGTTGAAATAGTAATTCTAGGTTTATCTTTAAATCTTTCTCCATTTCTCATGCAAGATCTTAAATATTCTCTTTCATCTGGTGGAATACCTTTTAATATTTCCATCCAATCTCTTTGAATAGATTCTGGTGGTAATCCAAAATCCTCAAGAGTGTAACTCTCTTTTGCTCTAATCTTAACTTTAAATGTAAAATACTTTGCTAGGTTTTTTGCGTCAAATAAACTAATCTCATTATTTTTTCTCATGGATTCCCATGCCATGATTGCTCTAGTTTCATCAGTATCTAATGAACTTTTACCATTGTATATGTATCCATATCCTTGTTGCCTGACAACTTGCTTCAGACGATATAAGGTATACTTACTCCTACCCATACAAAGCCAAGTGCCATCTTTACTAAAATCTATTTCTTGTTCATCAGAAACATATTCAACTTCACCCTTATCTAATTTTGAAGTGTATGGTTTTACATATCTGTTTTTAATTCGACCTACAACATCAGTTGCTAATTTATAAATAGAGTGAGGAACTCTAAAACTTTGTGGTAAAATAACTTGATCACCTTTTAAACTCAAAAACTTTTTGACATCTGCACCTGCCCAACCAAAAATCGCTTGATCATCATCACCTGCAATGTAAACCTCTTTTGCATATTGAGATGCAGTTATTGCCATTTTATATTGTAAAGAACTTAGATCTTGAGCTTCATCAATAATACAAATATCTATTGGTAATGGCTCATGAAACTTTTCTAACATATCAGTAAAATCTAATAATTTATTTTGTTTCTTATATTTTTGCAAAGCTTCACTATATTGTTTGACAGCATGTAAACTTAAATCATTTTCATTAATATATTCGTATTGTTTTTCTAATGACCTAAGACCAACTCTGGAAAGTGATTCAACTCTTGAGCACTTATCACCCAAACCCATGCCAATATGAACTCCAAGATCTTCATCATAAATACCTTTAAATTCAATTCCCATAGCCTTACCGATATTTCTAAAATGTTTATCGGTCATTATTTCATCTCTTTTTAAACCTAGTCTTTTAAATGCAAGAGAGTGTAATGTTCTGAAAAATGGAAATCTACCAGTATCAAAACCAAACTTTTCCATAGCTCTTTCTTGAGCTTCATGAGCTGCCTTTCTTGTAAATGCAAGATAAGCAATTCTTTCTGGTTCAATACCTCTAGCTAAACTTTGTTCAACTATATTCAGAAGTGTTGTTGTTTTTCCTGTTCCAGGGGGTCCAAGTATGATCTGAACATGTCTCATTATTTATTCCTTTCTCATCTGACCAGTAAACATAAACGACAGATCCACACTTTGGGCAGCTCAAATTCGTAACATATTCATGATCTTCATCTTCTTCTAAGTCATGATCACCACCCCATATTAATACTTGAGGGCCATCACAAACATAACAATTCATTCAAACATATCCTTAATATATTTCATTTCTTTGATTCGTTCTAATACAACTTTTTCATTACAAACATTACAGCATCTTTCTGGATATTTATAAATGGGTTCTGGATTATGACTATCCATTACGTTGTATATTTTCGTGCCACACATGCAACAAATAATAGGATCTTTAAGTTTTAACATTATATAAAATCTTCCTCTATTTCACTTGGAATATCTAGTGGTTCATCATCATAAAAATCTGGTGCAGGAACTGACCAAACTTTCACTGGTTTTGATTTTATCCTAAAAGTATTTCTATCGCCACCTAAAGTTCTCAGCCATGACCAAACTTGATGCTGATTCGGATACCTAAATCTTTTGGCTTCTAAATAAACAAAGAGATCTTCTGATCTAAAATATACTTTCGCTTCATCTGGATCATGATATGGTTTTGCATTCATGATTTCATCTTTATGTCTAGCTTGCACTTTACCAGTTAAAAACGAATCAAGCATCTTTTCAAATTGACCTTGTGGAGATGCATCATCTGGATCAACAATCACTTCTACATTCTGTAATAGTTCATTGATTCTTTTTTCCCATTTCTGACTAGGCATAGTGCTAGGACATTTATTTAATTTTTCCACACATATTTTTTGTAGTTGTCTTTGATCTAATAACTGAGGAGTAGTCACCTCAATTCTTTCACCTTGCATTTCAATATACCAACGAACAGATTGTTTGTTTTCTGTTTCATATTTTGTAATGGCATCAACCTCAATAGCTAAACCACCACCAAATCCACCGACACCAAATTCTCTTTTGATGCATTTTGATTTCTCACAGTAATTACATATTGGTGCTTGTTTACATGTGTAAGCATATTCTTTTCTGCTTACTGATTTTATGAGAGTATTCACTTCTCCAGATGGTAATGCTTCTGGTAAATGTTCGTAGTTAAATCTCATTAAATCTTCTTGCCAATCATCTGGATTTTTCTTTCTGAAGTAAACCCCAACATTAAACAAAGAAATATTTCTACTCCCTTCTGGAAAGCCTAACGTAATAATATGTTGTAAGCAAGGTGGGCCATCAGAAAAATGATCTAAAAGTTTTGGAGTATGTTGCTGAAGCTTATCATAGTTTGTAGTTTTCTTTTCAGCTAAATCTATAAACCCTTCTAAATCTAATCTCTTCCCATTGTGTATGGCAAATCTTTCTGTCTTATCACCATCCCAATAACAAAGATTAATCCAATTACCTCTGTCTAAATCATTAGCTCTAGATGTTTGTTTTGGAAATATTTCAGATCCACCATATCCTAACTGAGCAGCAAATTCATTTAGTTTTGCCACCATATCCACAGCAGATATACTGGGATTACAAAAAAGATACAGATGAGCACCCCCTGATTTTGATCTACATAACACCAAAGGAGTTTTTCTAATTTTCTTTTCAAGGTTTTCAAGTGTTTCATTTAGTTTTACCTCACCTCTAATATCAACATCAATTACACCAAAATTACAGGAGTTATCTTGTTTAAGCATAATGATACCTAAAATATAATCTCCACCATTTAAATGAGATCTAAAGTTTTCTTCAGTTGCAGGTTCACTTACAGTAACTGCACGACCAGAAACCTTACCATCAGCTTCTTTATTCTGAACTCTGTATTGACCATGAGCCAACTCATAGCCTTCAAATAATTTCATAAATCGGTTGACTATCATTCCCTATAATCCTTTCTTACTTGGTCGAGGTGTTAGATCTAAACAGGCCCTAAAGACCTAACACCTCTAACGATACATCAATGGATTCTATTGATTCGTATATTCATGCATCGTTTTAACTAGAAGGGAATTTCATCACTATCGTCACCACTAGCATTGACTTTACCTTCTGTAACCTTCTTTCTAAAAGTTCTAGCTTCTAGATAAATATTTTCTCCAGTTGATAGGTTCTGGATTATACCACCTGACTTGGCATCGTATTTCATAGTCACTTCCCAGTTAAACCATGAACCCATGTCATTTTGTTCTGGAACAGTTGTCAATGTATAGGCAGTCCAGAACATAGCAGGATTAATCGTACCTTTACCAGTTGGATGAGGAATTTGCAACCTGTTCATCATACTATTCCACTTCTTTGCCTTCTTCAAAGCAGAGCCACTCATTGATATTAACGCAGGTGAATAAGATCCATCTTCATCAATAGTAAACACAAAATATTCAGCAGTGATTGAAAGAACATTATTATCTGGTGTAATGAGTTTACCCTTATCATCTTCCTTACATTTACTGATTAAGTCTGTGCAATTCAAACCATGATCAGCAACAATTTTTCTTTCTTGTGTCCATTCCAAATGTGTCTTTCGGTATTTTACTGGAACGACAGTAATACCTTTTTCACCATCGAAATACTCATTAGTCACATTATCAAAGATCATTCCTGCTTCAGCACCTTTTATATAAGCACCATCAGCTTTACTAACTTGTGGAGATAATGCCTGTAAAATCCTAAGTCTAGGAATTAACATATCATCATTAGTCATATTTTCAGAAGCAGTTCCTGCATCTTCCAATATAATGGATGGATCAAATTTCACTACATTTGTTTCTTGTTTTAAATCTAATTCAGCAGTCATTATAATTTTCCCTTCTTAATAATTTTCTTTACATCGTCTGCATTACAAAATTTCCCAACAGATCCAGTGTATATTTTAAACAAGTCTGTCGGTAACTCTTTACCTTCCTTTAACATACCATCAAAGTGATTCGATAAAGTTTTACTATTTACAGTTTCTTCCAGTGAATAATTGATACCACGATCAGATATTTCTTTTGTAAACTGTCTGCATTGTTCATCTTCTTTTCTATCAAAATTAACTTTGACAGTATTTTTAATTAGACTTTCAGCCTGATGATCCCTTAACCATTGAAAACATTTCTGCCTTCTAACCATTAATTCGTTTTTCAAACCTTCATCTTTTTGTCTGACAATTGCAGTTTTAGTTGGTAAAGAGTGACTCATAAATTCATGCAGATAAACTCCCTGACCATTACCTAATGCAAAAGCTTGTGAATTAAGCTCACTCATTAGATCTGGAAGTTCTTCCTCAGAAATTATTTTATACTCTTGTTTCTTTTTCTTTAACGTAATTTCAATTTGTTCTATTTCTTTTTCCAAGTCATACATTCTTTGACCTAGCTCAGTTAACGCACCTAATGAATTGGATGCAGGTGCAACATCCTCAAGCAGATTGATATTCGTCATTTTTGACCTTTCTCATTTCTAAAGCGACAGGCATATACCATCCTTTACGTCTATCTCTGTCACCTTCTTCTTTGTTACGTTCCCATCTGAGAACCTTGATTAATGGAGACATCTCACTGGCAATCATGCAAACAATCATGACAGCAATAGGATCTCCACCCCCTGCCCACAACAAGAAATCGTCTGGACTGAAGTCTTTCATAATTCTTCTAGCTTTCTGTATGGATGGAACTGGTACAAATTGTGGCTTGTCACTTGATTCAAATACGACTTCCAGTTCCCCATATCTAGCTGCATCTGTTAGATCTGGAGTAAATCCAAATTTATTCTGTATCGGTCTCTGTACTATATATACTTTTGGCATCTCTTTCCTTTCTTTATATCCAACTTACAGTTGTCGATCCTTTAACATTATTGCCAAATACAAACCAAGCAAATGCCATAACACCACCTGATTGAAATTCACCAGAAACATTAAAAGATAATCTTTTTGAAAAAACATAGATATTTTTTGGTGGATGAACTTTAAACAATTCACCTCTCTTTACTCCTTCTAGAAATTGTAACCTAACTAAAATAGCTAACTTCTTTACACCCAGATCCAATGCCTTTTCTGCAAAATCAAGTGCCAAACTAAATGGTGGATTGGTAATAATTTCTGGTGCTAATAGTTTTTGTTCTAATAAAAAATCAACACCACTTTGATATCCACTGCCATAATCGATTAAATCAGTTCCGATATTTTTAATATTGTTGTCATTCAATACTTTACATATCGCACCATCTCCACAGGCACACTCCCATACATCTGTAAACTCTTCTTTATCCAATAAAGATTGCACAGCATAAGATGGAGTTGGGTAGAAATCATGCTGATTTCTTTCTCTTAACTGATTCGCACCAGTAATTTTAAGAAGGGAACTCATCGTAAACTCCTTCAAAAATTATAGGTGGTTTTTCTTTATTATAGTGATCACAGTCAACTGCAACTTCTTCAGTTTTAAACTTTGTTTCACATGAAACACACTTCCTGTATCTTATGCTTTTACCATGAACAACATCAGAGCCATATACTCTAGTTTTCGCATGTCCACATTTTATACAATGCATTTTATTTCCTTTCTAAAGAGACTGGAGCACAGTATTCAAAACTCACGAATCAATGAAAGGGAAGTGCTCCAATCATTTACAAGTTCGAGCTTAAAGTTTTAAAGCAATTATCGAAAAAGTCAATCTCTTTTTACTATAGGAAAAAATTTGGGAGTAAAAAATATTTTTTTAAAATTAGCAAAAGTTCGGTAACATCGGTAACGGATTGCTTTTTTTGTTTTGTTTTCAATATTTTATTTATGTTACCTAAGATCAAAACAATCGGTAACTGTTACCGAAGTCTGGTAACATTATTGTAAGTTGTTGAAAAATAATAAATAAAAAATAATTTAGGTTTAAGACTTGACAAATTTTTAAAGATGATTATATTAATATATATAAGTTGATTAGAAAGGAAGATAAAATGGGTAAATTAATTGATCAAAAAGCCATAAAAGATTTAAACGAAGCTGTTTTAAAATCTATGACTGAGTGTAAAGATAATGGAGTTGCTTGGACACCACCATTTACTGGTAAGAAAAGAGGGCTTGCCTACAACATGTTTACTGATCATGAGTTAACTGGTGGTAATCAAATCATTGCTTTGTTTTTCGGTGCAGATGATAGATGGGGAACATTCAATGCCTTTAGAAAAAATGGATTGAAAATTAGAAAAGGTAGCAAGGGAGTTACTTTTATTAGACCGATCATCTTGAAAAAAGATGAGGATGGTAAAGATTTGGAAGAACCAAAAGTAATTGGATTCAAAGATTACACTATGTTTAATGGTGCTGATGTTGTTGATATCGATGCTGACAAAGATGAATTAACTCAAAAGTTTGAAAGTATGGAAGTATCTGTTGAAGATAAGCATAGAGTTGTTCAGGCTTTTGTTGATAACACTGGTATCAAAGTAGAGCATTCTGATCTTGCCAGATGTTATTATGCACAAAGTTCTGACTATGTTCACATGACTTTCAAATCAAACTTCACTGATTTAAACACATATTATTCTGTTTTACTTCATGAGATAGCACATGCCACTGGACATAAATCAAGATTGAATAGATTAGAAAAGACTGATTCGTATGCCTTTGAGGAACTAGTTGCTGAACTTACTAGCATGTATTTATCTGTACACTTTGAGTTAGCTCATGAGCCTACAAAAGATAACGCAACTTATTTGAATGCATGGATCAAAGGACTTGGTGATGATGAAACATTTATCTGGAAGGCATCATCTGAAGCTATGAAGGCTGTTAAATATCTCATGAAATTAACTAACAAAAAACTTGATAAAGCAGCATAAGTGATTCGTTATTATGGGGAGATATTACACTTCCCATAATAAAACTTTATAAGTTGTTGATTTTAAACACTTTTAATATAGATTTAGACTTGACATTTATATAGTGTTATGGCATTATAATGGTATAGAGAGAAAAGAAAAAATTTAGAAAGGAAACAAAAATGCTTATAGGAAATGAAAATAAGAATATCATATTTATTGGAGCACATGACAAAGGTTTAAGTTTTCACATAGGAAAAAGAGGTACTAGTGGTGGGAAAAGATTTGTCTCTAGAGATTATAAAGTTTTAGCAAAAACTATTTTTGAGAATGGCATCGATGAAGATTGCATAATGAGTTCCTCATTGGACTTTGCAAAAGAAGAGGGTTTCAGAACTGATAATGGAGCAAGAAAGCTACTAAACAGAGCAATCAAATTTCAAAACAAGCACCTCAATAATAAAGTCCATTTTACAGCAAGAAAATTGTACACATTAGTAGGAGAGTAAAATGGGAATGTCAAATTGGATATTAGATTTAGAAGAGAAGTTCTGGGATCATGCTCAAGAGATTATTGGTGATTGTGAATCTCATGAAGAGTTTAAAGATTTAATGTATAAATATAATATTACTAGTTGCTTGAGGACTCAAGAACTAGATATGTTCTGGGATGAGTTTTGGACTTAGTGTTTTTTATATGGGTTTGTGTGTTATTCATAGCTCTGATACTTTTGATATTAGGGTTATGTCTAACACTTTATGATTAAGAAAGGAATAAATAATGGATTTTAAAATTGATAAAAATGTGCCAATGCCAAAAGCAGCAACGACCAAAAGTAAATATTATTTTGTAAATAGTATGGAAGTCGGTGATAGTTTTGAGGTAGAATCTCGTTCACTGGCTAATGCTATTCAAGGATATTGTAATCGATCTTATAATATTAAATTAGCTCAGAGAGTCATGGGTGATAATAAGTGGAGACTTTGGAGAATAAAATGAATGATTAAGAAAGGAATTAATATGGCATACAATAAATTAACTTGGGGAGAAATGTGTAATTTATTTTTACCAAAGTATAAAGATTCAAAACATTGTTATGTAGAAGGTGAAAAGCAAATAAAAATTAACCTAAAACTTATTTGTTGTGTAGACACAGATTGGGGAAATATTAACTCTGTAACAGGTTATCATTTTTTCGGTTATCATGGTTTCTTTTTTGAAGATGAAAATAAAAATTTCTATCAGACAAATAGTGCAGGTTTTTATGAATATTCATATAAAAATGAAATTACAGAAGGTATGAAATTTTCATTTATAGCTAATGTTACTAAAAATTTGGAATTAGGTTATCTTAAAGAATGTAAATGCACACGTTTAATGCATATTAAAAGTAAAGATGTAGAGATACTTTCTTATCCAGATAGAGTAACTCCAGAACAAAAAGAAAAAGATACAAAAGAATCTAAAAGAATAGAGCGAGGTCCTAATGGAAATAAAGTTAAGGATCATTTTCAGGATGAATGTCAAATATGTAAGGCTCAAGGTAAAACTTTAGAAAGTTCTTTTGTAAAGGAAAATGGTCGCAAATACTCAGAAGCTCATCATGTTGTTCCACTTTCAAAAAATGGTTCAGATGAAACAGATAATATAATGTGTTTATGTGCCAATCATCACAGGCAAATGCACTATGGAAATGTGAAAGCTAACCTAAATCCTTACAGTTTTCGTGTTACTCTTGATGGGAAATTATTACCAGAAATACCAAGATGGAGATCAGAATGAATGATTATGATGTTGGAAATAAACTGATCAAGGATAAACATATCAAGGAAATGACAGTTAAACAGTTGACTATTCTCAAGGATAGGCTCAGTGAAGAAATACATGAACGATTCAAAGATGAATATTGTATTGAACAATTGTTTCAAAATGAAGGTTATATCTGTCGGTCTTTGTTTTTTGGAAAAGGAAAAAGAAGAAATAAAGCTTGGCTAGAAGAAAATAAATGGTATAAAGAAAAAATATAATATTCATAATTTTCTCTCCATATAACTAACCTCACTTTTGTGGGGTTTCTTTTTTTGTGTTTATACGTTATATATTATTTAACAGCTAACCACTGCAAGAAAGGTAAGAGATGAAAAGAAAAATCGGTAGACCAAAATTTGAAATAACAGAAGCTATTTGTGCAAAGGCTGAACATCTTGCTTCAAAGGGATTGACTGTTGATCAAATAGCAGCAGTCTTTGGAGTTTCTGACGCAACAATATATGAAAGACAAATTGAAAATCCTGACTTCTCTGACGCACTAAAAAGAGGTCGAGCTTCTGGAATTGTGAATGTAACAAATGCTTTATATGAAAAGGCAACTGTTGATAAAGATAATACTGCAATGATCTTCTGGCTCAAGAATAGAGCAGGATGGGTTGATAAACAGGAAACAAATACTACTATTGAACAAAGACATATAATAGATTTATCTAGGATTGATAATGAACAACTTGCCCAACTTGAAAGAGTTCTTGAGCAATCTGTCACTGGAACAAGTAAGGGCAGAGAAGTACCGAAGGTCATTGAGGGAGTTTACGAAGGCTAGTTGGAGTTCCATAGAGCCTGGTGTAGAGTTTCAAAACAATTGGCATATTGATGCTATCGGTGAACATTTACAAGCTGTTGTCGAAGGTGATATCAAAAGACTTATTATTAATGTGCCACCAAGACATATGAAATCTATTTCTGTTGCTGTTGTATTACCTGCTTGGACTTGGACTATACAGCCAGAGAAAAAATTCTTATATGCTTCTTATGCCAGTTCATTATCCATTAGAGATAGTGTAAAGTGTCGGAGATTATTAGATAGTAGATGGTATCAGACTCACTTTGGTGATATGTTTAATCTAACATCTGACCAAAATCAAAAGCAAAGATTTGAAAATGATAAGACTGGTGCTAGGATTGCAACGTCAGTTGATGGTGCTCTGACTGGTGAAGGTGGTGATATTATTGTGGTTGATGATCCTCATAATGTCAGAGAAAGTGAATCTGCTACAGTTCGTGAAAGTGTTTTAGACTGGTGGGATCAGGCAATGCAAACCAGATTAAATGATCCAAAGACTGGTGCTTTTATTATAATTATGCAAAGAGTACATGAAAAAGATTTAACAGGACACATATTAGCGAATCAATACAATGAATGGGATCATCTATGCTTACCTGCTAGATATGAGGTCGGACATCCGACACCAACAAATTCAACACTTGGATTTACAGATCCAAGAACAAGAGAAGGTGATTTGTTGTGGGAAGAACGTATTGACAAAAAGACTTTGGATAATATTGAAAAGAGTCTTGGGAGTTACGCATCAGCAGGTCAATTGCAACAGAGACCAATGCCCAAAGGTGGTGGTATTCTAAAAGCAGAATGGTGGGTTGGTTGGGATAAACCTGACTTACCTGATATTGAATATGTGTTACAATCTTGGGATACTGCATTTAGTACGAAAGAAAAAACTTCCTATTCTGCCAGAACAACTTGGGGAGTATTTAGAAAAAATGGTCAGGTAAATGCCATTGTGTTAGACATGTGGTATGATAGAGTTACCTATCCTGAATTAAGAAAGATCGCACAAGAATCTTATTATGACTATGAACCTGATGCTGTATTGATAGAAAAGAAGGCTTCTGGTCAAAGTTTACTGCAAGATTTACGCATGGCAGGAGTTCCTGTTATTGAATATATGCCTGACAGAGACAAGGAAGCTAGAGCACATGCATCGTCTGCATTATTAGAAGATGGCAGAATTTGGTATCCTTCTGACAAAAAATGGTGTAAGGACTTAATTGACATATGTGCAGCTTTTCCTGCCACTGAAAACGATGATATTGTTGACACTTGTACACAGGCTTGGTTAAGATTACGCAAAGGTTGGTTTGTCACACACTCGAATGATGACATTGAAGATGATTTTGAAGAGAGAAAGAGGATAACATTATATGGTTGAAATTCCTTTTGCTGAAGGTGCTCCACCAGATGATTTACAAGTCGAATCAGTTGGTGATGAGGTACTTATTGGAGATCCAGATACAGATCAAATTACAGAGATTGAAAATCAGTTTGACGAAAATTTGGCTGAAAAAATTAATGATAGAGAGTTACAGAAGAAAGCTTCAACTCTTATTTCGCTTTATGAAGATGATAAAAGTGCTAGGTCGGAGTGGGAAGAACGATACAAAAAAGGATTAAAAACATTAGATCCTGATGGTGGACAAGAAGAATCAGAAGAAGAAAGAGCCACTAGAGGTTTATCGACAGTTGTACATCCTATGATTGCAGAAGCTGCAACTCAGTTTAATGCCAGAGCTATTGCAGAACTTTATCCATCTGGAGGTCCTGTTAAAACTGTTATTGTTGGTACTCCGAATGAAGAAACAGAAGATCAAGCCAGAAGAGTTCGTGAATATATGAACTATCAGATTGTCGAGGAGATGCCAGAATACTTTCCAGATCTGGATCAGATGCTATTTCACTTACCATTAGTTGGTCAGACATTTAAGAAAGTTTGGTGGGATAGCAATATGGGAAGGCAATGTTCCCAGTTTATTAAGGCTGAAGATTTTGTTGTTGCTCCAGAAAGCAAAGATCTTATGACTTCTCCAAGATATACCCAAGTGATTCGTTTACCTAAAAACGATTACAACAAATATGTACAATCTGGATATTATTTACCTAGTGAATATACAGGTGATGGCTCTGATCCATCTGGTGACACTATTGGAGAGGTCGAAGGTATTAATACTTATGGTGATGACCAACAAGATGAAGTTATGACTTTGTTGGAAATGCATGTCTATGACCTTTTTGAAGAGATTGATGAAGTAGATCCAGAAGATGAAAATGCTGTAGCAACTCCATATGTGATCACAATTGATTATGATAGTGAAAAGATTGTT